GTGGGTCATGTCGTCTTTTTCTCTGATAGGCTGGATCGGCTCGCAAAACTTGCGCCGCTGCTTTGTTGTTGGCCCGCCACACAGAGTCGGCAGACAAAATCTGTGCGGCCGTTTTGTTGTTGGCCCGCCACACAGGGTCGGCAGACAATTTCTGCATTGCCGCTGTGTGGTTAGCCCGCCACACAGGGTCGTTGGCCATTGTCTTGTTCCTCGTAGACATCATCGTCTGAAACTCTGGGTCTGCCTTCATCTTCTCCATCGCAGCAATATGATTCACTTTCCACACAGGGTCATCCGATCTTTTCTTAGCGGCTGTTTTAATGTTCGATAACCAATCTGTGTTTTCGGACCTTTTCTCAATACCCTCTCTGTGTTTTGACTGCCACTCAGGGGTAGCAGACCGCGCCAAAGCCGTTGTCCGTTGGCTTTCCCTATAAATAGGATCGGCGGCTGCTTTCTTAGCACCTTCCTTTTGATTTATTTTCCATGTTGGCTTCTCCATTGCTTCCAGTGTTTTCGCGGTGCATTTTGCTCTTGATTCTGGACTCAAGCCTTCAACATAGTCTCCGCCATCAGTCATATTAACTAATGGACCGGTGCAAAATTCTTGGCGACCAATTACACGAATAAGCAACTTCTCACAGCCGCCCGCGCAAGGACGGCTTAGTCTCTCAGCAAGTAAAATAGGACAAATGTTGTGTCCTATTCTTTGAAGTTTATTCAGCTTATTGTGAAGATGCTTATTCTTTCCTTTTCCGTGTTTATGTTCTCTGTCACGTCTCTTCAATCGCTCGGTGATGCCAACATAGAACGGCACATCGTTCCTTGGATCAATGTAGACATAGACACAGCAGTCACCGGACTCAGGTGGAACTAATGTGGTTGAATCTGCTACAGCCTCTTGAAGCACGGCAGAAGTTTTCTGCCATGCTTCAATCGGATTAAACTTGTCCTTCTGCCACGGTGCCGCTGAACCGGTGTCCGGCATTAGAACAAGTTTCTTTAGTAATTCAAGAGCGCCCAATTTCTAATTCTCCCGACACTAACGATGTGCCAGCCACGAAAATCCTTGGTTCTTCACACTACCGACGATGAATACCTTGTGTACCCCATCCACATAAATCGGTGGCGTCTTTTCTCCCTTACCAAGAATGTATCCATTGGCAGCATTTTCAAGTGAACTTCCAACACAGATTACACCGGTGTTGGAGCCGTTGGCACGAATCGTGAGATTCATACCAACAACCCCAAGAGCCTTGGGAGTCAAATCAACAATGCCGCTGCCTGTTTCAAAGTACATGATAGACTCCCTTGCAGCTTACTCTTCGGTGGTCGGATTCTTTCCCCGCACCTTCGGCTGCTTACTATCGGACAAGGTGTTGTCCTGTGTGGTTTCCTTCTCAAGCGTTCCCGCCTTCTGCGGATTAGGCGAGAGTTCGGGAACGCCACGCGATGCGGCATCATTCGGCTGCGCGGCGTTTGGTCCGGCCGCTGCCGGCGTCCCCTGTTGTCCAAGGTTTCCAACGACTTTCTGCTGGGCTTGGAGAACGCGAACCGCACGGGCGGCGTGATCTAGCCGGGCTTGCTTGTACTCGTCGTCATCGAAGCCAAGGGCGATGGATGCTGTTTGCTCGCCGCACACACCATTGATAACGGCCTGGATAATCGTATTCCAATCGCTTGTCGTGTACGGGGCCTTGTCGATTTCCTTGTTGATCTCTGCGAGATCGTCGGGACTGACCTTGCCTCCCAAAAGCGCCAGGACGATACACTTGGCGAGTTCCTTCTTGACCTTTCGGCCAGGGACAGCCGCCATGAGTTTCAGCAAGTCCTGAGCCTCTTCAATACGTCCGGCATCCGTCTTGAGCGAGTAGATGTCGGGGAACTAGATCGTGGCAATCTCCCGATTCAACGGGTTACGCTCTTCATAAGCGGCCCAGTGTTCGGCAATCTGCCGTTCGGCGTTCTCAAGCACGAGTCCGATGTACGACAAGCCGGCCTCAAGGCCCTGGTTGTCAATCACTTTGGACTCTGCCGATTGCCGACTGGCTAGACTCGAAACGGCCAAGTTGACCAGTGCCCGAATCTCGTCTTTCAGCTTCTCTTGCAACGACATCGACGCGCGGAGCGGATCGGAAGGCGGGGCGATGAAGCTAGGTGCCTGCATTCCCTTGTCATAGACACGGCCTTGTGTCACGCCGACCGTAATGTCTTCCTCGGAACTTCCTTGCCCGCCCGACGTGGCAGTGCCACTGGCCGACGCAGGCTTCAAGTGCGAGCCACTGGCTCGCAAGTCGCGCTGTTCGACGTAGAACGGGAAGTTCGATTTCAGGGCGTAGTTGATGTCGCTGGACCCAAGGTTCAGCAACGCAATCTGGTGATTCACCACGTCCTTAATCATCGAGTCCCCAATATCCATCAGGACGAAAGGGATTCGCCGCAATTCCAACTGAATAACGCCGCCCGGCTGACCGTCGCGGTCCACCGGGTTGCCATCGGTATCAAGGAATTGCAAGTTGACGTAGCCTGTGTCGCGGTCGATCCACAACATGCGGAACCGCTCTACGGTCGTCGTTGGTAAATAGGTGCGCTGGTCGAAATTGAGTACCACATCCCGCAAAAGAATTGCTTGAAACTCGGAAGGCTCTTCCGGTTTCGAGCAAGTCCAGCTAAGAATGTCTTCAATGGGATAGTAGTACAGATACGGCCGCTGTTCCAATGACTGTGCCTGGGCCAGAGTCACTTCCCCGGTAAGAGCAGGGGCGTCGATGAAGACGCCGACACGACCCATAATAAGCAGATCGGTCAGAACCTTCACGCCTAGAAAGGCGTTCATATTCAGGCCGCGCTTGTCAACACCCAGGTTCAAGCCGGCGATGGCTGCCTGATAAGCAGAAGAGCCACCGCGCCGCGTGATGTCTCGCATCCGCTGGAAGATGCTATTGCGAACGTCATTGATCGCAAGTCGAGCAAAAGCCGGGATCGGCGTCATTTCGAGTCGATCATTGAAGTCCACGTCGTCTTCACGCTTGGAGAACTTCTTGAGATACACAACTTGTTACTGGCTTTCGCCGGGCCGATCATTTCTGTCGGCCTCTGCATGTCGCCATGCAGATCAGACTATATCTTCATCCGGTCGCCCGGAGCATCGCATGTAGTCGTTGAGGGTTCTCTTTCGATTACTCGATTAAGTCTTCCCTGCTGATTGTCCGCACCACACAGATTTTCACGCCGAGAGGGCGTACTGATGGATACTCGGGGTTTCCAGCATATAGCGATGTTTTTTGCTACTTGTTACCAAGCAGGGAAGCAGAATCTACTTCCTAAAGTATTCACCCCCATTATAGGTGATGCGCCACTTACGCCAGTCAAGCAGACTGCTGAGATAAGACGGGTGCCTTATCTCGACGATATTCGGTTATGTTACTGCAATTAGCAGGATCGGTCATTTCTGCCGACCTCTCAACATCGCTGCTGAGCCCAGACTATATCTTCATCCCTTTCGGGAGCAGTGCGTGTAGTCGTTGAGGGTTCCATAAGAGCCTTCTACTCTCTGGCCTTCCCTGCTGATTGCCTGCACCCAACAGATTTTCACGCAGTTGCGTACTGTGGGATACTCAGGGTTTCCAGCATATAGCACTGTGCGACACCGCACGTTACCGCGCGGGCGACCTATATTACTAAGTGATGTATTCAACTACCAACGGTGTGTCCTTCTTACAAGGGCTATCAAATCGCGTCTGCTGATTTCAAGCCAGTTTTCTGTTGAGTTGCGAGGAAGGATCGCAAGTAATTCGCCGCCTGTTCTAACTCTTCGGGTGTCTGGAAATAGCCGATTCCTATATTATGCCGTTCGCACAACAGTCCACGCACTATGACCTTACCGTCTACTACCGCATGGTCGGTATGAAAGACGCCTTTTGAACCAGGGTCGGTGGTGCCGCAAATTTTACACTTGCCATCCTGGTCAGCAAACATCTGCCCATAATCAAAATCAGGTCCATACAACTTCTTCAAGTTATATTTGCGATTCTGTTCGGGCGTTCGTGCCTTAGATCGTTTGCTGGCACACTCCCGGCACTGTCGCGCCTTACCGTCTGGTTGACGAGAATCATTGTGAAACTCGTCCGGCGATCTCATTTGTTGGCATGGTCCATTGCATCGTTTTGCAACTGGCTCTTTGTAACCGCCGTTCGCTCGTCGTTGCTTAACCTGTGCATCCATCTTCTGTTTGTGGCAGGCTTTGCAGTATGAGCATACCCCGTCCTTGCACTGTTTATGCTTATAGAACTCGCTCAAAGGCTTCTCCAAGCCGCACGGCCCGGTGCATCGTTTCAAGATTTTTGTCATGCTACCGGGCTCCCGACCGGAGAAGTAAACTGAGAAGTAAACTGAGAAGTAAACTGAGGCGAGTTGAAATTACTTGGGCTCGCCAACGCTGGCGTCGAAGTCATTGAACAGGTGGCAGAGGCGCTTCCAGGCGAAACCGGGAATGGCCGGGGCCGCCGGACGCAGGCGATGAAGCACTTCTTGGTACGGATTCGCGTAGGTGTCGGCCGGGTAGGACGGCTCGGGCACGTTCAGCGTAATCAACAGCGCCGTCTGGGCGGCCATGTTCGACAGGACCAAGAAAGCCGCGTCGGCCCCGTTGTCCTGCATGGATGCGTTCAGACCGGTCAAAGTGAGCACGTTCTGGAAGCAGTTGTTCGTGTTGTAGGTGGGCATGATTCTTCTCCGGTCCCATTGGGACGATTAAAGGAACTTGTTAGTTTGCCCTGTCGTCACGGGGACTGCTTGGGCGGGGCAGCCTTGTTACTATGAGCACGAAGGTAACGTGCTGCGGCTTCAAGCCGTTCAGGGTCGTCGTTAGCCATACCAAGAATCGAGTTGCATTTTACACAGAGTATTCCTCGAACAGCGCCAGTTTCATGGTCGTGGTCAACGCTCAAGCGGTTATCTTTTCTACCAGAATCTTTCCGACCGCAAATTGCGCAGCCACCATCTTGTTGTTTTAACAGTAATTCATACTGTTCTAAGCCAAAATCGCTGCCAAACAGGCGTTTAAGCCGTTCGTCTCGGCCTTTTCCGTTGGTGTACTCTTCCTTTTGTTTCTTTAACGTGCAATCACGACACTGTGGACCGACACCTTTTCTCCCGCCTTTCATCATTTTCATAAAATCTGAAAGCGGTCTCACAAGCCAACAACCAGTACAGAGTTTAGTATTTTCACCCTCTGACACTTGTAGTTCTTTGACTTTCTTTCGATAGTCAGGTTCATTCCAAGGCGTCTGTAAGTGTATTCCTTTACTTCTGCTTGGTCGTTTTGCTCTCATAGGAACTTCTTCACATCTTGATTCGTAGTAATGGAGGCTGCGAAAGGTAGTGCGATTTCTGCGTAGCAGAGTGAATGTGAGAAGTGATCTGGGCCTGTCTCCACGTAAGTTGCCCGTGGGTTTCCGGTCTCATCTTTCTCATAAGTACGCACGAGCGACTTCAAGTGATCTCTATACTCAAGTGTCAGGTCGCGGGGGAGTTCAATTCTGGGTGGTTTTGTTTTGAAACGGCCGAGGGTTGCCGACAGCCAGTTGGTGCGATCTACCGTGGCCAAGGGGGCGCCGCTATCTTCCTCTGTGACAGCTATTTCTTTGGCAGTCTGGCCTCTCCGATACCGGCAAAGCCATACATAGCCGTGGAATCGTCGGGCAAAGCGTCGTGCCTCATTGATCTGCGGGTCAGCATCAATTACGCAGGCTTTTACTTGCCACTCTCGCATGAGTTCGTTGAGGACAATCCAATCATCTTCAAGGAACTTTCCGAACCACAGTAGCTTTGACTTTGTGGCCACGTTAATGTCGCTGCTGTACTGGTCAATGAACCACTCGCAGACCGACACGTAATTCCATTTGCCCTGGTCAACCCCCATCGTGATACACCGCTTACCACCGACATCGGGGCGCGGGTCATTGAGGGTGTGGTTCCTAATGGCATTGTCGATCATATCGTCGGTGACTTGAGCACCGGTGCCAATGAACGGCAAGCCAAGTTTTGAATTGTGAAACTCTTTGTTAGCGGCCTCGTCCCCTTGTCCGCGATGGTACGCTATGGCCAACTCGCCGGGCGTGACGGTGCTGCTATACATCTGGTTGACGTGAAAGCCTCGGGATTCCTCGGGGTCCACGTTCGTCGCTGTCGGAATCCACTCGGCACCAGACAGCCAAATATGTTTGGACTTCTGATCGAGTTTGTTCTTGCATTCCTTGCACTTCAAGAACGACTCTTTGCATCGCGGGTCGTGAACCGATTCACCGACGATTTCGATGCAGTCGGGCCAAACCAACTCAGTCAACTTTCCGCAACACGGGCACTTAAAGAAGAAGTGCTCTTGAGTGCTCGATAAGAACAGCTTGTGTATGCCGTATTTTGGAATCGTCGGCGTGCTGATCGCAACAACATGTTTATGGACCTGACCAGACAACCGTTCTAAGGCCAACCAGATAGCCTTCTGATCCATTTCGTCAACTTCGTCAAGTATCAATTCCGAAACCGGAATTGACTTCAAGTTGCTATCACCACGAGAGCCACGAATGTAGAGACTGTTGACTCCGGTGCTCTTTAAGCCTACCGTATTCGTGTCCGTGAACATATTCTTCAAATACGGCGAAAGATTCAACGCACCGCTGAATCTTGCCTTTGAAAAATCGCTCGCGTTCAAACTTGTTGGCATGACGTAAAGAACATCGCGCTTCAACTGGTCGAGCACGAAGAATGCTCGGTTGATTCCGACCTCGGTCACGCCGGCCTGGGCCGACTTCATGGCGACCGTAAACTGCGCTTGGCAATCGTGAATGGCTCTCGCCCAGGGGAAATACTTAAACGAATACGGTCCCTCAAAAGGCGAACCCATTATGCGTCTATGCTCAGCCCAGCGGGAGCAGGTGTGAACCGTTCGGCTCCGTACACCCTCCACGAATGTCAGAGCAAGCATGTCTTTCAGGCTGGGTTCAAACATGATGCCTACACTATAAGGTGAGGTTGAATTTCAACAGGCTCGCTCGATGCCGGTCGGCTGTGGGTTGGCGTTCTTCCTGTTCAACCTCATATGTTGTTACGACTTCCGGCCGTGCTTCGGGTCATACGTCGTCTCGAACTTACCGATGTTCGCATTCGACGTGTGCTTGACCGGTGTCTCCGGTTTCGCTGGCTTCACATCCACCGGCACGGCGGTGGCGGGCACGGCGGTGGCGGGCACGGCGGTGGCGGGCACGGCGGGGGCGGGCACGGCGGGGGCGGGCACGGCGGGGGCGGGCACGGCGGGTTCGGCAACGGAAGTTGCGGCGGCTGCGGCAGCGGGAGCATCGGTGGTCGTAGCGGGAACGTCGGTTGCGGAAGCGGTAATTGCGGCCACGGTTGTTCCGGCATTGTGCTGGTCATTTCCATGTTCCGCTATTGTGTGAAGTTCGGCGGCACGGGGCTCAACATGCGTAAGGGTTGCCGTCGCCGGTGGTTCGGTCGCCTCAATAGGTGGGGCGGCGGCCTCTTCGGCGGCTTCGGCCACTGTAACCTTTGTTGCCCTCTTGATACAGACTGGACCACAACCGTAGGCCGGCTTCTGGTCATGGCCGAGGAAGATGGAGTAAACGTCGATCTCGTCTTCGGTCACGCCAACTGGCGGCGTATAGGTATAGACTGGCATCCCGGTCTTGACTTTCACTTGCGTACCGTCCGGCAAGTAGATGACAAGCATCGTGAGGCTGTGGTTTCTGTTATCACTGAGGGGTACTTGAATTCGCATTTCTCTTCTCGCAGTTTTGGATTACTTCGTTAAGCCTCTCCGACAGACGGTGAAGCTGCGGGATTTTGTCGCCGGCCACCCCCGTCAGTGAGTAGCCGTGCATCATTTCGATGATGCTGGAACAGGTGAACATCGCTTGTTGCCAAAGCTGCGCGCCATGAGCCGCCAATGAATTTGCTTTCGGCTTACGCGGATAAGGTATGACTTTTATCGGCTCGGGCTCATCAGGGCAGTTCTTGCACTTCCGTTTGGCCATGTTTGTCACCCTTGTCTTTCAACCAGTCACATGCAGCCACTACCTTGTTTATGTCTTGAGTACGCACCGTGTCTCGATGGCAGATGTAGACAAAGAATGTCGGGTAGCTCGTGACGTTATACTGCCGGCAAAGGTCTGGGTATTTGTCAACATCCACACGAACAACTTCAATGCCTTGGCTCTCCAACCACTTCAACGTCGGCTGTGCCGCTCGACACGGGCCGCACCATGTTGCACAGAAGGCCACCACTTTAGGCGGCGTGCAACCTTCACCTTGCTTGGGCGGCGGTGCTGGGTCCGGCATTGGTGAGTCTGTTGAGCACCCGGCAAACAAGAGCACGATAAGCACTAGCCAACGCATGACAGTCCCCTAATTGTACTTGTGAACCTGAGCAGATTTGGGATCAATTACGGTGCAAAGATTGGGGTCGATGCGGACGATTTGCTTGGCTGTTCTGGCCTTCGTCTCTTCAATCCGCTGATTAGCCTGGGTGCGTGCTTCAAGGGCTTTTGCGCTCCGGCCGAGGCCGTCGTTCATTTTGTCTGATTTCATGTTGGCCTCTGTTATTGCGGTCGGTTCGGTAGGTGGCTCACGCGACAGTCACGGGAGCCATCAACGGAACCGACCCCACACCGCCTTTTAGGCGGCAAGGGGTCGATGGGCCGGGGATGCTATCCCCGGTGGGGCTACGATTGCTTACGACTTGGCAGGCGGCAGGGCTGCGATCTTCGCCTGAATGAGCGCGAGGCCCTTTGGCGTAGCGAGTTGGGCGTCCAGCATATTCTGGAACGTGCCGTTCAACTCATTCATAATCGCATCGTCACCGCCAACTTCGATAAGTCGGGCAATATCATGGATACGGTCGGCCGCGTCTTGCCAGTCACCAATCACGAAGTCTTCGAGCAACGTGGGGATCAGCTTGAGGCCGGCTTCACGCAGCTTGGCGGCCAACTTCTGGGCATCGCGTTTCTTCGATTCCAGACGCTTGTTGGCGGCGAGCGCCCACTTGGTCACTTCAAAGCCGATGAACACCGACACGAGAGCAGACAACAGCCAAATTACGATGATAGGGGACATTGTTGATTCTCCGAGAAAGATGCCGCTTAGCGGCGTAGTTGTTTAGGGTACAGGAACAGAAGGTCAAACAGAATTAGGCTATGTGGATTTCTTCCACTTGCCTCTGTAGACGGCAACAATTCCAGCGAGCACGCCGACCACGAAACACGCGAGACACAACGGAGCCAGCATCCACCACTCGACTCTCTCGCCCTTCGGCGTTTCATGGAGAATCGGTAGCGGCAAGACCGGACTCGGCTTAATGTCAGGAACCACGATTGGCAGTACGGGCTCGGGCTTCGGCGTCGGCGTCGGGCAGTTATGGTTTCGCCGCCAAGGAAGGATCGGTCGCAGAATGCAGCCCGTCTTTGGGCCGGAGTTTATTTCATCAGCGATCTTGGCACTGAGCGCCTCAGCCGACAGGGGAATTTCGTCTTCGCAAAGTTGTGAGTAGACGACACCTGCTTCGTTCTGGATGCGAACCATCGGAAGAGCAGGCGTGTTGGGCGCATACCGATCATTAAAGATGGCCGAGTCACCGGTCACGATATTGTAGTGCGTACTGTTTCGCAGCTTGAGTAATTCGTTGTTTGACTCAAACCAGGAACATAATTCCTTGAATCGGGCATCCTGTGGGTCGCCCACAACA